CAGGGAGTATGATTATATTCCCATCGTTCCTTATGCACATGGTACATAAGGGGAACAAGGGTACTACCATCTCTGGTAACATCCATATGGAATATGAGTAGAAAAACTCATTGTATATAAATATTACAACTGTCACATGTGACAGTTCGGAAAGAGATCCTAAAGGATCTGTGCTATAATACACAAGCGATCGGGACAACTCGATCCTCCATCTGCGGGTAACCACTCCGCAAGTAACCTAAAGGAATTAAAAACAATGTTCAAAACTGCTATCGCAACTCTCGCCGCAACTGCTGCTGTCGTTGCCCCGTCTGCTGCCCTCGCAGGTCCCTATGTAAATGTAGAGGCAAACTCTGCTTTCACTGGTAGCGACTACACTGGTACTACGACCGACGCTCATGTGGGCTACGCTGGTGAAGCTGGTGCCGTCTCCTGGGGCGTTCAAGCTGGTCCTAGCTTTGTTGTCACCGACGGTGGTGAGTCTGACACCGTTCTGTCTGGCAAGGCATATGCCAGCGTTGCTGCTACCGAGGCACTGAGTGTCTATGGTGAACTCTCCTTCGCTGGTGGCATCGATGATGCTGACACTGGCTATGGCACTAAGTTCGGTGCTACCTGGTCCTTCTGAGACTAAGGTGCTATAATACAGGGGTCTTCGGACCCCTTTTTTTTATGCGCTTTCTTTGGCACCCCCTCACAATATTCAACCTAATGTTGGTAGGAACACTGGGGTTCATTGAACTCCTCCATGTCCAGGCTCACCGTACCTATGAACTAGATGTTCATGGTCATGCCCGTCAGTTCTGTAGAGCAAATCCAGAAACATGTGAGAGTTTCCTGTCAGACTATTGACAAAATATTAAATCATCATATATAATATGTAAAGATTTACAACATTGTGTATCATGACCGTAACAACCAACGAATACGGACAACAAAATATTTTTGCAAAAGAACCTCAGATGGTGGTCGAGTCTTACAATCGTAAGGGACTCTTCTCGCCAATGCAGCAGAGAGAAATGTATAATGGTCGCTGGGCAATGATGGGTATCGTATCTGGATTCCTTTCATATGCTATCACTGGAAAACTATTCTTTGGAATCTTCTAAAGAATGCTCATCACTACACTACCCACTTACCCCAAAGGACTTAACATGAAATTCGGATTCACCCCTGAGGCAGAGATCCTCAACGCTCGCGCAGCAATGGTTGGTTTTGTCGCCGCCGTTGGTTCTTATCTTACAACAGGTCAGATTATCCCTGGAGTATTCTGATGCTAGTATTAGCATCAATGTTGATTGGAGCATTCATCTTTTACTCTATTCTTTTCTCCGAAGACCACATTGATGATGACGATGATCGTGATGGTGGGATGATGATTCCCGTCATGATTCCAACACAATAGACACCTAGAGAGGGGGGCAAATGCCCCCCTTTTTTTCTAAATACAGCCAGGTATAGGACACATTATGCCACGCGGTATCATGCACAAGGTTGACATTTTGGCACGAGTACTTAGAATGAAGAGAGACTTGGGACCAATCTCTAACGATTACAAAAAGGGTGTAGATGATACACTCAACCGAGTCCTCGATATGATTAACGAATACTCGCAATGAACAACTTTGATTGGCGCTGGTCAGACCATTGTTTTTCCTTAAGGTCTACCCTTCTATCCTCTCTGATTAGATCTAAAGTAGAATTAGTATACTATGTGTACGAATTCTGTGACTTTGTTATCAGTCAAGGTTATACTGCATCAGAATGTATCGAAGAACTCGATGCAGATGTGATGAGTATGTATAATCAATGGCTGAACAATGTCAAGTTCTATGGCACACAGAATGTCTAAGATAGATCCACCTCACTATGTCACTCGTGAAGAGTGTCAGGAGATGATAGATGCTGCCATCAGACGCCACAATCGTAATGCTTCGATTATTTCTATGTGTGTTGGTTGGGTTGTTCTTGCTCTTTTTGCTGAGGGTCTCCTCAGATTAATCGGAGTAATACCACCAGTCTTCCCATGGATCAATCTAACATTGAACTGATCGGTGTAATTTTATTATTAGTTTTTGCTGCTACCATGTTCTATCATGGTACGATGATTCTATACCAGCATCGCGGATACTCTCAAAACGATATCAAAAAAGAATCCGCAAGGATGCGTCGTAGAATAGAGGAACTTTTAAATGACGAAGATTAGTACATTCTTTTTAGGACTTTTTGCATCACTTTTTCTTGTCATGCCAGCGTGGGCAGTAGATGTCACGATGGGAGCAGACGGAATGTTAATGTTTTCGCCTTCAGAAATTAACATCGCACCAGGAGACACAGTTCATTTTGTGAACGGTGTACTCCCACCACACAATGTAATCATTGAGGACCACCCCGAACTGTCGCATGACGGTCTGGCATTTGCTGGCGGGGAGTCTTTCGATATCACCTTCCCCGACGAGGGAGATTTCATCTTTTGGTGTGATCCCCATAAGGGTGCAGGTATGACTGGTACTATTCATGTAGGTTAATGGAAAAATTCAATGAGGTTACACTGAATATCACTGTAGCAATCATTGACTTTCTGTATAAAGGGAGGGACTTTCAGAGATTCTGGGTGCTTGAGGAAATAGCTCGGGCACCCTATTTTGCGTTTCTAAGCGTGTTACATTTTCGAGAGAGCATGGGACTTCGTGGTCCTGAGCATCTCTATCTCATGAAAGAACACTTCAATCAGAGCGTCAATGAAACAGAACATCTTGAATGCATGGAGAGGCGGGGCGGTAATTCTTATTGGATTGATCGCGCTTTCGCCAGACACCTTGTACTTATCTACTATTGGGTCAATGTGGTATATTATTGGGTGGCTCCTCGTGCTGCATACCATCTGTCTAGAGAAGTAGAACTACATGCAGTGCATACATATTGTGAATACCTGACAAGGTATCCTGATGACCAGGAGATCGTCGCTATAATGAATGACGAAGTTCAACATTACCAAGAATTATACTGGGCAATGGAGAAAATCTAATGGAACCAGAATACGATGGTCCTGCCATATACAATATGGACCTGACCATAGAAGATATTCATCTTCTATATCACTGTGTATGTAAAAGGTTGGAGAACTGGGAAGGTTCTCCTGCCAGGCATCCTACAGAACAGGAGCATCTCTGGCATCTAAAAAACGAACTCTATAAGGCAGTGTTGGACTATAAATTTTACGACATGTAGCCATGACTAAAAAGACTGAAGAGGAACGGAAGAAAGAAGTAGAACGGATCGCTAAGCACATTCATCCTCATGATGATGAGCCTGATCCTACTGCTCACATGGGCAACTACAATTTCCCACAAATGCTATTCGCTTTTTGTCTGGGGTTTGCAACTATGTTTGTCTTAGCAGTTGATGAGATAAACGACTTTAAGGGATGTCCACTCCCAGAATATTTTCAAAACGAGGTAAAAGGATGAAGGTAGGAATGATTGGACTCGGACGCATGGGCGAAGGTATGTCCCGTCGTCTTATCAAAGCAGGTCATGAGGTTCATGGGTATCGTAACAACTATAAAAAAGCTGAAGAGCAATTTGAGAAGGGTTATATCAGTGGATGTACCACTTCTATACAAAGCCTTGTTCAAGTAGTACACACTGGTGCAGGTGTATTCGGTGATACTACACAAGGACCAGGCGTCTTTATGATGGTTGTACCAGCAGAGACCGTAGAGGACACACTTAATGAGCTACTACAATTTTGTGTGGAAGGCGATATTATTATTGATCATGGCAATAGCAATTTTAAGGACTCTAGACGCAGGGCAGAACGGTTATCTAAACTGGGCATCGCGTATATTGACTGCGGTACTAGTGGTGGTGTTTACGGTCTGGAGCGTGGATTCTGTCTTATGGTTGGTGGTGCAAATACTGCAGTATCCACCTGCGCTCCAATCTTTAGGGCACTCGCCCCAGGTATTGGATCTGCCTCTCGCACAGACCCTCTCAGTTATGAGACCTCTGCTGAGCATGGTTGGTTACACTGTGGTGGACCTGGCGCAGGTCACTTTGTAAAGATGGTCCATAACGGAGTTGAGTATGGAATCATGCAAGCCTACGCCGAAGGTTTTAATATCCTGCATGAAGCTAATGCTGGGTCAGCTTATGTTAAAGCGGGCGATGCTGAGGTTGCTCCGATGGAGAATCCAGAAGATTATTGTTATGACATTGATGTCTCTGAGGTTGCTGAGTTATGGCGTCGTGGTAGCGTGGTTGGTTCTTGGTTACTCGATCTTACCGCTGATGTATTACGGGGCGATAGAGAGCTTGGCAAATTCGATGGTGGAGTATCAGACAGTGGTGAGGGTCGTTGGACGCTTCACGCTGCTGTGGATCTTGGCGTACCCTCTCCTGTCATCAGCAGTGCGTTGTGGTCACGCTTTGAGTCGCGCCGTCTTGGTGCTTTCGCAGCCAAGATTCTAAATGGTATGCGGGCAATGTTCGGGGGGCATGATGTTAGGTGAATTTCTTTTATGGATCTCAATACCATTTGTATGTGCCACCATCGCATTTGGAAGATTTAAAGGTGAGGTATCGTATTACGACTCAGACGACTATGACGGAAACGGAACAGCCCATTAGTTCAGGAATTGTTATCTTCGGAGCAACGGGAGACCTTTGCAAGAGGAAACTTATTCCTGCACTCTACAAACTTTGGGAGAAGAAATTACTCCCAGAAGGATTTGTAATTACTGGAACTGCCAGGAGAGATCCTGGTGTACAGGCATGGAAAGAATCTCTGGGTAATTACCCAGAAGAATTTTTACATCATCTCGATTATGTCAGTACAGATCTTGACAACCCTGAATCTCTGACACATCTTCCTGATTATCTACACGACAATACTTATTTCTTATCTGTTCCTCCAGAGAGATACGAAAATGCCGTCATCCACCTCAAAGAAACGGGACTTCTCGAAGACCCAGACCGCTCCCGTGTGGTTATTGAGAAACCCTTTGGGCACGATTATAAATCTGCTAATCATCTACAGTCTGTGGTGGGGAGACATCTACGCGAGAAACAAGTCTATCGCATTGATCATTATCTCGGTAAAGATACTGTTAATAATATCCTTGCCACCCGCTTTAGTAATATTCTATTGGAACCAATTTGGAACAGGCAGTACATAGACGAAGTTCAAATCTTTGCTACTGAAACTATTGGGTGTGATGGTCGTGCTCAATATTATGAAACTGCTGGTGCTGTTCGTGACATGCTCCAGAATCATATCTTACAAGTCCTTGCTCTCGTAGCAATGGAACCACCATGTCGTATGGAAGCAACGGAGGTTCGCCGTGAAAAAACAAAAGTTCTTGCCGCCACAAGAATGTCCACAGACACAATCCTCGGACAGTACATTGGGTATCGTGATGAGGACGGTGTTGATCCTGACAGCGGTACTCCTACCTTCGTCGCTGGTACTCTTTATGTCGATAACTGGCGTTGGCAGGGAGTTCCTTTTCGCGTCATGACTGGTAAGAAATTACCATATCAATGCGTAGAGGTTGTGATTAAGTTTAAGTCTCCACCTCAACAATTATTTGAGGGTGAGGTTAACGATCGTATTGTCATGCGCTTACAACCACATGCACACCTTGACATCATGATGGATATTAAAACTCCTGGCATGACCGAGAGTGTAGAACCAGCAACGCTGACTCATAGGTATCCTGATTGGTTAGGTGTTGATGGTTATGAGAAACTTCTTTTCGATGCCATCAATGCAGATCAATCTCACTTTGTACACTCTGAAGAAGTATTAGAATCTTGGAGAATTGTTGATGATCTTCTGTGTACTGGTACTAAATGCCCCATAAGAACAGTACCTTACATTTATCATGAGGGTAATTGGGGACCAGATCATAAGACCACTCGCATAACCAGTTGGGATTACCCTGCCTAATGGAAAAGAACGAGAAGAGAGAGTTCTATAAAGGACTTAACGAGCGTATTAAGCAACTTAGAATGGAGCACCTCTTTGAGGAACCTTGCCCTCTGTACGAACCAGAGTGGGAAGAGGATTACTATTGGGACTGCAGACTGACCTACGATCACGAGGAGGACGATTCATGAGCTGGCTCATCCACTTCATTAGAGACCATACATGGGTTATAATAGTCATGAGCGGATTTATCACCGCCCCGATCACCTTTTTCTGTGTGGATTCTCTTCAGCATCCTGAGCGTTATAAGGAGCATTGACGGAACTGCCAAGTTCTGTTATGATAAATAAATCAACGGTTACGAAATGTAACGGTCGAACACACGCCTTACCGAGACTAAACAGCGTGTCTAAAAAACAGTCTCTCATACCCGCGATGGAGGGTGTCGTGGGAATACTTTATTCGTCAGTTCCCTGCTGACCTTACCTAACCCTTTTTCAAATGTCCGCAACACTTTCAAAACAACAATCACAATCCACCTGGGAAAATTTCTGCGAGTGGGTAACTTCTACCAATAACCGTCTCTATGTCGGTTGGTTCGGCGTACTGATGATCCCAACTCTGTTGGCAGCAACTA